TTGGTCTTAAAGCAAAAGATTTAAAAGTTATTCCGTTTAACGAAATGACTCCTCGACAGTTTGAAGAGCTAGATAGATTCTTAGGTAAAGTTGGTTTTCTTTTAGCAAGTGATAGTTTTAAAGTTACAAAACAACAAGCAAATTATATTGTCAATCAAATTAAACAATTAGATCTTTACAGAGAAAAAGTTATGCCAAGTAAAAATCCTGACTTTAAAGATTTTATACCAAGAGAAAATTTAGGTATACCATCAGCAGACAAAGCAAAAGAATTTAAAGGTTTTAAACCTAAAGTTATTCAGGGTGGTAAAGATAAAACAAGACCAGGTAAAATTGATTACGATAAGATGTCAACTTTTCTTGGTGTAAAATTACGTGGTGATGAAACGTTCGAAGAATTATTAGAGATTGAAAAAAGAATGAAAGACAAAGATCCAGAAAAATTTGCAGGCGGTGGAGTGCCAGGATTGCTTGCAAAAATGCAAGCTAAGTTTGGTAAGAAAGCAATTACAACTGCAGATAAACTAGCTCGTCCAGAGTCAGCTTTAAATAGAGAGATGTTTGGAGAATTTAACGAAAGAATGAATAGAAGAATTTTAGATGTAGAGGAAACTCCATCAGGATTTAAATTAAGCAGAGAAAAATTATTAAAAAATTTTCCAGAGCTAGATGAAAAAATGGCAGATGAGATTATGACTCTTGATAGAGATTTACAATTAAGAGTGATTACAATGCTCAAAGATCGAAGAAAAAATCCTGAAGCTTACGATAAACTATTAATGGAAAAAGGAGATACACTAGATTTTCAAGGTGAGTTTGATAGATCAGTTCAAAGAAGTAAAAATGCAGGAGGCGGACTTGCTACAATGTTTAGACCTAAGAGAGAGGAATTTATTTTTGGTGGTGGTGTTGGATATAAATCATTATTAAAAATGTTAGGTAAGAAACAAGGCATGAAGGGTTCTGATATTCTTAAAAAAGGTAATCCTAAATCACAAGTTCCATCACGTGTAAAACCTCTTTTATCTGAAAAAGAAAAACTAACTATTAAAGAAATGAGAATAGCACAGTTAGAAAATCAACTTGAACTATTAAAAACAAATAGATCTTTGCTAGCAAACAGAGATAACTTTCCTCCTCAATTTAGAGAAGTTGGTGATGATATGCTAAGAATGATGTTACCGCGTGAAGTAAGAGAAAGTTTAAAAGGATCAACGGTCGAAAGTTTAGATAGAGAAATATTACAAATAGAAAACGTATTGAAGAATTTAAAAGTAGGCAAGGACAAACGAGCGTTGAACGCGGACGGTGGATTGGCTAGCATGTTTAGACCAAGACTAAAAGACGGTGGACCACCTAATCCTGGTCGTAGAACTTTTTTAAAACTTATGGCAGGTTTAGCATCACTGCCTTTTGTAGGTAAATTATTTAAACCTGCTAAAATAGCTACAGTTGTGCCACTAAAAAACACAACGACGACAATGCCAACTTGGTTTCCAGACTTTGTAGATAAAATGGTAACTAAAAATGTTGGTAATAAAATAGACGCTGACGTCATGTTGTACAAAGATAAAGATCTTCCAGGTGTAGAGCTTTATAAATACGATGATGGTAGAATAGAGGTTCAAGGTAAAAACGCTTATGATTCAGAGTACGATATGACTTACACACCACCAGGTGTAGAAGTATTAGATTATAAAACAGGTAAGTCTGTAAAAACACCAGGAGACTTTGAAGCAAGTGATACAGTTTACAGAAGAACTGGACCAGAGGGTGATGATTTCGATGTAGATGGTGAGATTGTAGATGACGTAGAAGATATTCTAGGTGGTAACTCCACACAGTTAGAAGGTTATGCAAAAGGCACAGGTGAAGTTAAATATACAAAAGGTCAATATCAAATTGATCGAGCAGAAGCTATGCAAGAGAGAGCTGATGATGTTACTCCATACGAAGGTGCTGATCCAACAGATTTTGCTGATCCAGATGAATTTGCTAAAGGTGGTTTAGCAACAATGTTTAGGAAGAAGTAATGGAAATATTTCAAAACATAAGTTTAGGAAAATCTTTAAAAGAACCTAGAGAGGTAACAAGAGTTCCAGGTAAGGTGGGTTCTGTTTTACCTATGTATTCTAAAGTTAATAAAGATAAAATTGTTGGTTATGTTTTAGATATGAAAATGCCTAAAGCAAGAGGAAAAAGCAAAGGACGACTTGTAGAGTATTATGGTATTAAAGAATATGGAGATATTGCATCTGCAAAGGCAGCAGCTGAAGGACAATATCAAAAAATTATTCTTGATCCTAAATATAGAGAGTTAATGACAGATAAATTATTGGTTGATAGAGACTCCGTTGTAAGAAGTTTTTTAAACCATTTAGAAAACGTAGATGAGTTTGATGGTTATGAAAAAATGGCTCCTGAATTAAAATATTTACAGTCAGATTCTATAGATCATAGATATGAAAAAATTAATAAATATTTTAGAGGTTGGCTTAATAAAGATTTTGAAGTTGAAGGTATAGACAGAAAAGATTTAACTAAAGAAGCAAAGAAAGAATTAAAAAACTGGAACCCGCAAGCAAGAGGAGAAAGAACAAAAGTTAGAGAACAAAGAATGCAGTTTATGGATGAGTTGAACAATAGAGATATTTCGTTAGCTCAAGCTAAAAAAGAATTCAAGAAAAAGTTTAGTAAAGGAAAATATTATAATGAAGAAATGACTTTTAGACAAACAGTTAATCAGTTTACACAATTAAAAAGAGAGGGTTCTCTTCCAACTAATGCAGATGGATCTAGAACGTTAAGTTATGGAGTTGAAGCAGGTGAGAGATCTCCATGGTTAAAAAAAGCTTTATCTGAAAATGTTACAAATAGTGGTAACTATGCTAGACTTATAACAGCAGCTGATGAAGCAAGAACAAAAGGAAATTTAACAAGAGCAAAAACTTTAGAAGACACAGCTACTAGATTTTTTGGAACAAAGGGTATTTTTACAAAACTTGGAGGTAATGCAGAGCATCCTTTGTCTTATACCTACGGAGGTAAAGATAATATTTTAAAAATGGATAGTTTAGTTAGAGGTGATTTAAATCAAACAAAAAGAGTTTTATTTGATAATCCAATAAGAGATTTAAAAAATGAATATAATGTATCAACCACAACAGCAAAAAGAAAAAAAGAAATAAGAACTGCTATGGAGGGTAGAAAAGCTTTTATGAATTATTTAACTTCCGGAACCTTTGATAAAGGTATGGCTGAGTCTGTAAATTTTGATTTTACTCCAAAAAAAGTTTATCTTTCATCAACAGTAACGCCTTTAGATAAACTTCCAAAAGATTATGATTTTAAAAAATTCGTAAAAAAAGGAAAAGAATATCAAAAATCTTTTCAAAAAGTTGGTGGTAAATTAGGTATGGTTACTAAAAGTGGTTTTTCAAAAAGAGTTGCAATGTCAGATAAAAATTTAGCAGAACAATTAAGAAAAGCAGGATTTAAATGTAAATTTTCTGCACAGTCAGGTGGTCTATCTCGTTGTGATGACCCCATGAATTATATTGACGATATAAAAAGAAATCAAAGGCTTGCATTATCTGGATCTCCAAAAGCAAAAGCTAGATCTCTTTCTAAATTTAGAGCTGTTAAAAGTTTTATATCAGGAACTTTAGGTCCTGGTGCAATAGCTTTTGAAGCAGCAGTCGCTGCTCCTTTTGCTTTATATGGTTATGGAACTGGAGCCGATAAAGATGAGATAATTAGTGATCTTACATTTGGTATAGGAGGTAGAAGTATAGAGGAAAGAATGAAAGAAAAATATGGAGAGGATGTTTACGCTCCTAGAGAATTTTTAGATATGGGAGACAGACTAAGTAATTTAGAAAGATTACAAGGTGGAACTAAAGGACAAAGAATAAGATCCAAAGGTAAGTTTGATAGATTACAACCACAGTTTCAAGAATTAGGAAAAAAGATGGGTTATACTGATGAGCAAGGTTTAGTAACCGAAGAAGGCGCAAGAAAATACATACAAGATTCTGTTGAATTACAAAACAGAGAAATAGAGGATGCCATGATAAAAGCAGAAAGAGCAAAAGAGAGAAAAGATGATTTAACAGGCCTTGAAGGAATAGGAATGAAATCTGGAGGTCTTATGAATTTAACAAGAACCACGCCACCCAAAAGGTCACTTAACAAGGACTCTCAAGGCTTGGCAAGTTTACCAGAATATGATAGATAATATGCAACGTAGGGAGAACTAATGGCAGAGATAGAAAAGGGTTTACCAAACGAACCTGATTTAAAAGTCGAAGATGTGGCTGTAGATACAGTTGTTGAGGACATCAAAGAAGAACCAAAAGAAGTAGAAGTTATGGAAACTGCTGATGGCGGTGCTGAAATTTCTTTTGATCCAAACGCAGTAGAACCTGTATCAAGTTCACACGACCAAAATTTAGCAGAATTATTAGACGATACAATTTTAGATCCACTAGGTTCAAAGCTAGTAGAAGATTACAAAGATTACAGATCTTCAAGAAAAGATTGGGAGGATTGTTATAGAAATGGTTTAGACCTTCTTGGTTTTAAATATGAAAGAAGAACAGAACCGTTTAGAGGTGCATCAGGTGTAACTCACCCAGTATTATCAGAAGCCGTAACACAATTTCAAGCACAAGCTTACAAAGAATTACTTCCAAGTGATGGACCTGTAAGAACACAGATCTTAGGTGTACAAACACCACAGAAACAAGATCAATCAAATAGAATTAAAGATTTTATGAATTACCAGATCATGGACCAGATGAAAGAATATGAGCCGGAGTTTGACCAAATGTTGTTTTACCTCCCTCTAAGTGGGTCGACTTTTAAGAAGGTCTATTACGATGATCTTTTGGGTAGGGCGGTCTCTAAGTTTATACCTGCCGATGATTTGGTAGTACCCTACTCAGCAACAAGTCTGGATGATGCAGAAGCTGTTGTTCACGTAATCAAAATGTCAGAGAATGATTTACGCAAACAACAAGTTAGTGGTTTCTACAAAGATGTAGATCTTGCGCAACCTGCAATGCAAACAGATGACATAACAAAAAAAGAACAAGAAATAGAAGGAGTAAAACAAACTAAACAAGATGACATTTACACTTTGTTAGAGTGTCATGTTAATGTTGATCTAGAAGGTTTTGAAGATATGGGAGCAGACGGAATGCCAACAGGTATTAAACTTCCGTACGTCATAACTGTTGAAGAAGGATCAAGACAAGTTTTATCTATAAGAAGAAATTACAAAGAAGGTGATTCTAAAAAAGCTAAAACAAATTATTTTGTACATTTTAAATTTTTACCAGGTTTAGGATTTTATGGTTTTGGATTAATTCACATGATTGGTGGATTATCTAGAACTGCAACTTCTGCATTAAGACAATTACTAGATGCAGGAACATTATCGAATTTACCAGCTGGATTTAAATCTAGAGGTATAAGAGTTAGGGACGATGCACAACCCTTGCAACCAGGAGAGTTCAGAGATGTGGATGCTCCTGGTGGCAACATACGTGATCAGTTTATGACTCTGCCATACAAAGAACCATCAGCGGTTCTTTTACAATTACTCGGTATTGTAGTTGGTGCGGGTCAACGTTTCGCGGCGATTGCAGATATGCAAGTGGGTGATGGAAACCAAAGAGCTGCAGTTGGAACAACGGTTGCGTTGTTGGAACGTGGATCGCGGGTAATGTCAGCAATACACAAAAGATTATACGTAGGTCTAAAACAAGAATTTAAATTATTATCTGATGTATTCAAAACTTATTTACCATCAGAATATCCATATGACGTTGTTGGTGGATCAAGAGTAGTTAAAGTTACAGACTTTGATGACAGAGTAGATATTTTACCTGTAGCTGATCCAAATATATTTTCACAAACACAAAGAATATCTATGGCGCAAACACAATTACAATTAGCGCAATCAAATCCACAAATTCATAATCTATATCAAGCGTATAGATCTATGTACGAAGCCATCGGTGTAAAAAATATTAACGCAATATTACCAGCACCTGCTCAACCAATCCCTATGGATCCTGCCATGGAACACATTCAAGCACTAGGAGCAAAACCTTTTCAAGCTTTTCCTGGTCAGGATCACAGAGCACACATCGATGCACACTTAAACTTCATGCAAGTTAACATGGTAAGAAATTCACCTGTAGCTATGGGTCTAATGCAGAAAAATATACTTGAGCATATCGCTTTGATGGCACAAGAACAGGTACAATTAGAATTTAAACAAGAATTAATAGAAGTTCAACAACTGCAGCAAGCTGCACAAGTTGATCCAATGATTGCAAATCAAGTAAAAATGACTTTAGAGAAAATAGAATCAAGAAAATCTCAACTTATTGCAGAAATGACAGCAGAATTTGCAAAAGAAGAAAACAAAATTACTTCACAATTTGATTCAGATCCTTTATTGAAGCTAAAATCTAGAGAGGTTGACCTTAGAGCGATGGAAAATGAGAGAAAAGCCAAAGAGGCAGAGGAAAGAATTAACCTAGATAAGGCTAGAACGATGATGGATCAAGAGTTTAAAGAAGAAAAATTAGAACAAAATGAAAAATTAGCTAAACTAAGAGCTGGAGTATCACTTGCAAAATCTGGAGCAGGTAATACAGTTATAGGAATAGAGGATTAATGAGAAAAAAGATGACTAAACCTGAAAAAAAGGTTAAAAAGGTGATGAGAGAGTTTAAAAAAGGAAAACTCAACATTGGGGGCTCGAAGAAAAAAGTAAAAAATCGTAAACAAGCTATTGCGATTGCAC